GTCATATGCAGCCAGCCCGGGTACCATCTGGGATTTTGAGCCGCTGCCTCATCTCGCCACTACCTTTTACAATACTCCTCCGCACGGGGTCGTGAGGCCCGATTCAGGGGAACGGAGGAGGCCCGTATCGCCGGGCACGCGCGAAGCACCAAAAGCTATCTACTAGCGGTGGGGCACCACCATCTACCTAGTATACTCAGCCGGCCAAGGCCAGCAACGTGGTCGCGGGCCCCAGGGTGGCCTGGGCGCCCCTAACAAACCGGCTGGCCTGGTTGGCGGCATAAACCATCGACCCCCCCATCCGGTAGGCGGCGGCCGCGGCGTTCCCGACGTTGTGCCACCAAGTGCCCATCCTGTCAAGGGCGGTGACGATGCGCTCACCAGCGCCTACAGGGATGGACTTGGTGGCGCGAGGCGCAGGGAGACCCAGGGCAAATTTGGGTGCGTACTCCACGACGGATGTGAATTTGACGACGAACTGCGTCGGGTTGACACCGATGGCGACCACCATCAGACAGTTGTCGCCAGAGCCGTCCGTCTCAGAGTTACCGAGCTGCCCGGTGAACGCGCGAATGGATGGTGACCACTTAACTTCCACGGAGTGGCTGGGCACAGGAGTAACGTGCTGGCAATAGGCCAGCAATGTGGGCAAATCAGTGGTGCCGAGAATGATATCCTGGGCGACATGGTAGGGCATCTGGCACACGCCAATGTAGCCCTGCCTGTCCACAAGCTTGCCCGTATAAAGCACCTCCATACAAGCGGCCAGAGTGCCGACGCTGTCTGCCTGGGCGTTGAGGAATGTATCCCCAGGCCCACCCGAAGCGGTCGTGGTCGGCACACCGGTACCGGTGGAGGTCTTCTGGGTTATGCCTGCGGCGAAGCTCGAGGAGCTCTGGGAGGCGGGGTTAAAAATAAATGCAAAATTGTTCTCCGTGGTTACCGTGGGGGTGATGAAGCGATTGAAGCGCTGCACGACCCCCTCCGTGGTAGTGGCATACCCATGGACCAACTCAGCTCCGCAAGGATCAGTCACCAAGCGGAGCAGCTTGGCCTCTTGGGACATGGGGGGGTTCGAACGGCGCCTCACAATGGCGCCGCGGGCCTTCTGGCCCTTGGTCTTGGTCGACTTCTTAATAGCCTTCACCATAATGTGGTGTAAGGGCGTTTGTTTCTATGCGCTTGATGTGCAAATTGTGTAGAACTCGTTATAGTTGTGGCCGGCGAGGTTGTGTATTGTATCGCGGCGGTCGATGCTGCGGAGGTCGGTGTTCAAAAACCGCTCCTCCAGGGCACGCTGCTCCCCAGGTGTTACGCCCCACGCCTCCCAGAGGGCGTAGCGGGCTGCCTCGGAAGGAGCAGCATATGTGCCGCCAGTCATGATTGCGTCTCGCAACCATGTGGACTGGAAGTTAATGCGCTTGAGGGTTCGCCGACTGACGCTAGTGGCGCCAGCCAGCATGTGGTAGTATGCCCCGAGGACGGGTATGTTCCCATAAAGGGACAACCCGCCAAGCCCAGTGGCTGCGAGCACCTCGCGGTACGTCAATGACGCATCCACGACCCAGGCGTGGTCCTGGGTGATGGCCTTCACTGGGTTTCGCACCATGGTGGGGGGCACAGTGCCTACGTAGCGGCACTGGCAGAACTCCACCCTAGCTTTGGTGTCGACCGGCTCCTCCGTCGTGAGCCTAAACCCGCGTTTCGCCATCCAATCCTGGATCCCGCCCAGATATCTGGGAACATCGGCGCGCTCCATGAACGCCACCGAATCGTCTCCATCGACCACCGCCTTGATACGTATGCCCTGCTCCTTGGCGTAAGCCCAGAGGAGAGCTGCGGATATGAGGCAGTTGCCGAGGGCCGTGTTCATGTCCCCAGACATGCGCCCCCCCGTGACCTGATACTTCACCTTCCCATCACGCACGTTGGCGTAGCAGGTCGTCTCAAGTTGCCAGCCCAGCAGCTGCTGCAAGGTGGAGTCGCCCCCGTAACAGCCCAGGTAAAACCCGTGCTCGTACTGGAGTGCCTCGCGCGATATGTGCTGGTCGAACTTCTTGAAATCCTGCCCAATGGCGACTGTGTCCCCGAAGGAATCAAAGTGCTCATTCACGATGAAAGCCCTGCGCTCCGGTGTATAGCCCTTCATAATTGTGGGCGAACCGTAAACCCCATCGACCGCCTTGTACAATCCATGCTCAATGGGGCAGATGTACTTCCCCACCTCCAGGTTGTACCTTGGGTGCCTGGCGCTAATGAGACGCCCGGCCTTGAGCTCGCTCCACTTCTCCGCTTTAAGGAACACGCTGGGATAGGAATCTGCCCTAACCACTGGCTTCGACTCCAGGCTCTGCGCGGCCGCCGCATACCGCCTCGCTTTCTGACCCCCATACTGTCCCACGAATTGCTCAGTGGTGAAGGGGAGTGAGTGGGACGGCATGTTGCGAACTACGCGTCGCCTGAAGACCTGCAGCGCGCCGGTGAACGCCTCTGGC